ACCGCTGTCGCTGCCACAATATTTGCCACTATTCAGGTTTTAGATGCTGGTTCAGCAGATACAATGAGAGGTACTTTAAAAGAATTAGAAGCTATCGCAGCAGCAGTTGTAGGTGGGTGCTTATTAACCGGCGGTTATGGATCAGCTATTGGCGCAGCTTTTGGTGCAATTATCTTCGGCACAGTATCTATGGGTATTTTTTACACAGATGTAGACACGGACTGGTTCAAAGTATTTTTAGGGGCAATGATGTTGATAGCTGTAATATTTAATAATTATATAAGAAGAAAGGTTACTGAAAGTAAATAATGTCAGATTATCTAGTTCAATTTAATAACATAAGTAAGTTTTTTGGCAAAGTTATTGCATTGAAAGATGTAACAATGAAATTACGAAAAGGTGAAATTATGTGTTTACTAGGCGATAATGGCGCTGGTAAATCAACATTAATTAAAACATTGGCAGGTGTACATAAACCTGATGAAGGTGAAATTATATTTGAAGGTGAAAAAATTATTTTTGATAGCCCTAAAGATGCTTTAGATATTGGTATAGCTACTGTTTATCAGGATCTAGCTTTGGTTCCACTTATGAGCGTTACTAGAAATTTTTTTATGGGTAGAGAGCCCTTAAAAGGTCCACCTTTTTTAAAAACCTTTGACATAGAAAAAGCTAATAAAATTGCAGCTGAAAGAATGGGTCAAATTGGAATTGATGTAAGAGACCCGTCACAAGCTGTTGGAACCATGTCTGGTGGCGAAAGACAGTGTCTAGCTATAAGTAGGGCAATTTATTTTGGTGCGAAGGTTTTAGTTTTAGATGAACCAACATCTGCATTAGGAGTTCATCAGGCTTCAGTAGTTTTAAAATATATTGTTAAAGCCGCATCACAAGGTTTAGCTGTAATACTAATAACACATAACGTTCATCATGCATATCCAGTTGGAAATAGTTTTACTGTTCTTAACAGAGGAAAAAGCTTAGGTACTTATGAGAAGAAAAATATAACAAGAGAAAAACTTTTGAGCATGATGGCTGGTGGAGAAGAATTGGATAAATTAGAAGTTGATATGTTTAAGCTAGTAGATTATAAATCACATCCTAGTATAAAAATGCCATTATCAAATTAAGTTATGAGTTTAAAGAAAATAAGAAAAGATTATTGACTGTTCCATTTGGTAAGGATCATATTCATGTATTTGCTTCTTACCTACAATCAAAAGAGGGTCTTGAGCTATACAAATATCTTCAAGAACAGATGGAAGAAAAATAGTATCTTTGTGGTATTATTAACCCATTAAATTTTTTAACAATGGAAAAATTTTTAAATATTACAGGGACGGCAACAGCAGCTTTTGCAGGAGAGCAATTAGTGTCTTGCAATGGAATTAAAACAATCAGGTCTGCTACTGCTACAGCAACAGCTACTCTTATTGAGTACGCTGATGGTACTACAACTACTGTTAATACAGCGGCTCAAGTTGGTTTTGATGTAGTAAAAGAGTTGAATAAGCACGTTAAAAATGCTTTAAAAACTTCTTGGACTAATCCTGTTTACGATTGCACGTTACCTAAAGCAGTTTCTGCTACAGGTATAGTTAATTCTTAACATTAAAAGTTAACGTACGAGACTGAGGGCACTTTTTAACAGAAGTGCCTTTTTTTATTTATCTTTGTAAAAAGACACTCCATGATCAATGAAGTTAGAAATACCGTTCTATCTATATTAAGTAAGGACAATCGAGGATACATAACTCCATTTGAGTTCAATCTATTTGCAAAACATGCACAAAGAGAAATCTTTGAGAACTACATGCAACAGTATTCCAATGCTTATCTAAAGAGAATTGGAAGGGCATATGGAGAAGGGTATACAGATGTGCCTAAAAGAATAGAGGAAGGTATGGATATATTTTATACTAGCTCTAATTTAACATACTCTGGTACTCATTTTAATACACCAGCAGATATGTATCTTTTAGATAAGCTTGTTTATAACTCTTTAGAGGTTGAAAAGGTGTCACATAAAAAAATATTAAACTTATTAAGCTCAAATCTTACAGCTCCCACAACATCATATCCAGTATATACATATGATGAAGCTGGACTTATTGTTTATCCTACCCCTACTTCTGCTGTATCTGCATCTTATTTAAGATTCCCATTAGATCCTAAATGGACTTATGTGGCTATGGGTGCTGGAGATTCAGATCCATTATTTAATCCATCAGCTTCTGACTATCAAGACTTTGAGGTATCTGAAGATGAGTTTACAATTTTAGTTGTAAAGATATTAGGATATTGTGGTGTATCTATAAGAGAGCCAGAAGTAGTTCAGATTGCTAAAGCGGAGGAGATTCAAGATACTCAGCAAAAACAATAAAAAATGGGATATATAACTAATTATCAATACTATACAAATAACGGAACGATACCTACAGATGCTAATTGGGGTTCGTATCAATATGTTACATTGGCTGATATAGTAAACAACTTTATGCTTATGTATGTAGGCAATGATAAGTTAGTTAACAATGTTGACAGATACAATGTATTGTTTCATGCAAAAAGAGCTGTACAAGAGCTTAATTACGATGCTTTAAGAAATATAAAAGTTATAGAGTTTAAGTTAGGGGATGACTTGAAAATGGTTATGCCTCCAGACTATGTTAATTATGTTCGTATATCAATGCTTCATGAGGGTGTTTTATTTCCACTTGTGGAGAACAGAACTCCAATGTCAGCATCAGCTTACTTACAGGATAACAACCTTGATATTCTATTTGATATTGATGGAGAAATTATTACTGGAACATCAAGACTTGATATATTAAGGCAGGAGAAAAGGTTATATACTGGAATGGGTCCATACCATGGTCACTACGGTTACTACTGGGATGGCGATTGGTATTTTGGATATAATTTTGGAAAAAGGTTTGGACTGAATACTGAAGAGGCAAATGTAAATCCAAAATTCTATATAAACAAAGCTGCTGGTGTAATTGATTTTTCTACAGGCGTAGAGAATAAAACAATTGTTTTTGAATATATATCTGATGGTATGGAGAATGGTGATGATTCTCTTATCACAATCAACAAGCTTGCAGAAGAATATCTTTACGCTTATATTAAATGGGCATTACTTAATAATAAATTTGGTATACAAGAGTACATCGTAAATAGAGTACGAAGAGAAAAAACAGCTACTCTTAGAAATGCTAAGATAAGAATGAGTAACTTGCATCCTGCTAGATTACTAATGACGTTAAGAGGTAAAGATAAACAGATAAAATGATTGATCTAAAGAGGACATTTGTTAACGGCAAAATGAATCAAGACCTTGAGGAGAAGTTAATTCCTAACGGTCAGTATTTAGATGCATTAAATATAACTTTAGATAGCTCTGAAGGTTCTAATATAGGTTCTATACAGAACGCAAAGGGCAACTCTTTAATATCAGATATAGCGACTGTAACAGGGCTTACAGTTTCAAATGCCAGAGCTATAGGTGCTGTTTCATACGAGCCAGAGAATTTAGTGTATTGGCTTGTTACCAGCGATAACTTTGATGCTATATTTGAATACAATCAGATCAGTGGTGTTACAAGTAAAATACTCTTGAGCACTACTGGCCAATTGAACTTCAGTAAGATATATGCTGTAACAGGTATAAACTACATACCTGCATCTAGAGATTTAGGTCCATATTTATTTTGGACTGACAATCTGAACCCACCTAAAAGAATCAATATAGCAAGAGCAAGAGCGTGGGCAAATGATGATCCTAATATTGACATTGATACTAATGTTATATTAAGACCACCATTAGACTCACCAAAGATAGAGATGTCTGTAAATACAGCTACTGATGCATCCTCAAACTTAGAAGAAAAGTTTGTCTACTTTGCATATAGATATAAGTATGTAGATAGTCAATATAGCTCTATGTCTCCATTTTCAGCTGTAGCTTTTCAGGCTGACAAGTTTATTTATGACTATGAGACTGGCGATAATAATGGTATGGAGAACACCTATAACCAGGTTGAGATATCTTTTAATACTGGTAACCAATATGTTGAAGAAATACAAGTTGTATTTTACGATACATTTGGAACTACAACATACTTGATAGACACATACAATAAGGGTGACTTAGGATGGAGTGACGATGACATACAAAGCATAACATTTTCAAACAACAAGGTATATACAGCTATTGATGTATCTCAAATAAACAGGTTATTTGATAATGTACCATTAAGGGCTAAAGCACAAGAGCTTATAGGTAACAGAATAGTATATGGTAACTATACGCAGTTCAGAGATATTATAGATTCTGATGGAAATGACATATTGATTGATATGACTGTTGATGTAGAGTCATATGCATTGCCAATAGCTGACACTGGAACTAAAACTTTTAGATCAGATAGAGATTATGAATTGGGCATTATATATACAGATGAGTATGGTAGAATGACTACTGTATTGACATCTGAAAATAATGGTGTGTACATACCTCCATCTAAATCCGACAATGTAAACACTTTTAAATTAACTATAAATAATCAACCTCCTGAGTGGGCTACTAATTTTAGATTAGCAATAAAGCAGCCAACTGGTGAGTATTATACAATATTTCCAAAAGGATTTTTAGTTGACGGTAATTTTAGATATTTTGAAATAAATGAGTCAGATAGAGATAAAATAATTGTAGGAAAATATATAACAATAAAATCCAGTAATGAGCTTGCTACATATTCTGCTTATAGATTCAAGGTATTAGAACTAGACGTAAAAGATGTTAATTTTATATCTGGTGCTCCTGAAGGCTTGTATTTTAAAATAAAAACAGATGGTTCTTCATTTTTAAGTACTGGATATACATATACTGCATTTTATGCTGGAACAGGTAGAGGACCAGACATAGGAGGGGTTTGTATAGGTGGTGCTGATACCACAAATCCAGTAAAAGATAAGTTTGCTACAGTAAATACTACTCCTGTTTTTTATTCTTCTACAGGTGATAATACTATAGAAACAACAACACCATCACTAACTGCAAGTATCGCAAATTCCACTACTGATGCTAATAATGATAGGAGGGTTGCTGTAAGGATAGTAAATGCAACAACTTATGAATGGACTAGCAATGTAGACTTAACTGGTTGGAATGGGCCCTTTACAATACCAGCTGGTTTAAATGACACTATAACTGCTGGATCTCCAGGAGCAGCAGATTATATATTATTACAATTAACATGGGATGATGATGGAACTACAAGTCCATATACTCCTAATGATGTATTTATATTTAATGTAAGAGGGTATTATGCAAGTGCTCCTACTGGATACACTGGTACTCCTACAAGTATTGGTGCTTCACTTGCATATAACAATGGTCTATATAACGATCAAACAGTTATAGACATGCCTAGAGCAGATTATGGAGGTGCTGCTTTGATTAGATTTGATTCTCCAATTTTTCCAGGAGCTGAAATTGATATAAACATTGTTAGAGATGGTGAGCCAGGAAGTTCAGATAGAAATCAGATAAATGCTACATATATAAATGGATTGGGAGTAGGTAATTATTATAAAAATCTAGAAGAATGGTTTTGGGCGAGTGGAGCATATCTTTCTTTTCAACAATATGACCAAGCTCGGCAATGATTGATGGCATGAATCTGCCGCCCGTCTGCCAATAGCCGCCACGTGGATCAAACACAGCTTTGAGCTCTTCAACGAGGAACGTGACATCGCCACCCTTGCGAAACACCGCCGAAATAATACGCGTCAGCGCCACGATCCACTGGTAGTGGTCGAGGTTCTTGGAATTGATGAATATTTCGAACGGCCGGCGCTTCTCGTGCTCTGTGCCTTCGTTCAGGATGATGTCGTTAATCGTTACATACATTGCATGATCTGAGACCGGCGTCTTCACTTTATAAGTAGAGCCAACCAGCATTTCCGGCCGCTCAAGCCGCTCGTGCATGCGAATCACTTCTGCGCGATCCCCACCGCCTTCACGCTTGAATTCACGCTTCTCTTGTTTTGCTTCTGCTTCTGGCTGATTAACTGCGTAACCAACGATTTTTTTGTCTACTTTGATCATTAAAACTTACCGTAATAGCCTTCTTTCAAGGCGTCAAACAAATTGGCTGCTGTGTGCACTTCGCCATCGTACTCAATCTCTTCATCGCCCTGCAGGTCGACAGTTGAGCCATCATCAAGTGTGAACGTGTACTTCGTATTCTTTAAATCTTTCTCTTTAACCAACACACCCTGGAACGCTTCCGGATTGAAACGGAATGTTGTACATCCCTTCAGACCTTGCTTATAGGCGTACAGATAGATGTCCTTAAAGTCCTCGTACTCGTAGTCAGTCGGAACGTTCGCAGTCTTGGAAATTGATGAGTCGATCCACTTCTGCGCTGCCGCCTGAATATCAACATGCTGTTTCGGAGACACTTCATCAGCCGTGATGAAATAGTCCGGCAGCGTCGTTGCAGGCGCGCCCTCCGCGGCACCTGTAGGCATAGCCTGCTCATCAATGGCCGCACGATAAGCCAGCAATTCAAACGAGAAAACATCGACTTTTTCTTTCGTCTTCTTGCCCTGCCGAATAACGTTGCGGAAATAATGATGCGCAAAGCTAGGCTCAATGCCGTTACTGGCATTGTTTGCCAATGACAGAGAGATTGTGCCTGTTGGTGCTATCGAACTGTGATGCGTGAAACGTGCTCCGTGCTCCGCCAGTTGCTCGACAAGCTCCGGTGCTTCGCTCGCGATACGCTGCATGTAGCGACTATAACGTGCATGCAGGATACGGCCTGGCACCTTATCGCCCACCTGATAGCCGTCATCACGCATTTCGGGACGCTTGCGCAACATTTCTTCGCTGACCTCAAAGGTCTCGCTCATGATCGGTGCGGGTCCCTTTTCAAGAG